CAAGCTCCGCGCCCGTGCAGTCCGCACGATTCAACTTTAGCCATTCAGCCCTTTAACCATTCCAAGCGGCGCAGCCGCGTTCGCAATTTTTTGGAGATCGTCATGCCGCGACAAGACATTGCCAAATTGGTCGCTGAGCCGCTTCGGGTGGTTCGCTCTACGCTGGCCGGGTTGAGTACCAACCTGCCGGTAATCGCAGATGCCCTGGAGGCCTGCACGCTGAGCCATGCCCGCACACGGGAGGCGTTCGAGCGTGGCGAGGCTGCTCAGCTGCACACCGCCTTGCAGCAGATCGCCTCGGCCAATATGCAGCTTCAGCTGGCTACCGTGGATGACCACCCGGCACACATCTGCGCAGCCATGAGCAAGGCTGGCCGGCACTTCTACCTTGCCCAGGAGCTACTGCTGCAGGCCATCGTCCGTATTGGCCCTAAGGCCACCGCACTGTTTGCACAGGAACCGGCCGTCTACCCCATCAACTCGGTGGAGGCACAAATCCTCCAGCAGCTGGGTAAGCGCAACGGGATGACCCGACCCGAGCTGTTCAAGGCCTGCGACCTGGCCGAGACCGTGGGCGATATCGCCACGGCGCTGCATCCACTGCTGCAGACCAACCAGGTGTTTGAGCTGGCCGGCATCTATCGCATCAACACCCAGCTGAAGAAGGCCGCGTGATGCGCCTCCTTTTCACTCAGCCCAGCACTGCAACGCGGTTTCGCAATGCTTGCGCTGCATTCCTGCTCACGGTCGGCACGCTGTACCTGCTGGCCTGCATGGTGGCCGCAGCGAGCTTCGTCCTGATCATCACTACCCCCGAGCCCATGACCGACTACCAAGCCTACGGCGAGGACTACCACGTCCAGCTGCGTACCTGCCAAACCCTCAACCGTCCGGCCAGTGAATGCCGCTGCGATGAATGCGAAGCCGTCCGCGTTCGGCAGTACGAAGCCTCTGGCCAAGGCGCAGGAGACACGGAATGACCGGTCCTTTCACACCCGACCATGCCGACTACCTGAACCTGACCGGCTTCGCCGAGCGGGCAATGGTCAAGTTCGAGTCTGGCGAACCCCTGCCGCAGCTGCTGCGCCAAGCCGTGATCTGCGGCTACCACCTGGGTGTGACCCGTGGCGTAGATCTGGCCGCCGAGTTCATCAAGGAAGAGGAACAGGCCAAGGAAGTCATCCAGCGCGCCACCTGCGCTATCGAGGCCGGCGACCGTGCCGCCCCCAACCAGAACCACCGGAGGTAGCCATGTCGCAAGCCCTGCTCAACAAGCCAATGCGCGAATACAGCCCGTTTGAGTGGGCGCTAGCTCGCAAGGAAGCCCGCCGCATGCAAGCGGAACTGAACGGACGGAATCAGAAGCAATGAGTCAAATCGATATCAATGCGAGCCTACTGAAGGGGCTGCTGGAGGCGGTGAAGCCCGCTATTCACCGCAACTCGCCCTTGCCTGTAGCGACACATGTCCGTGTCACTGTGTCTGACGGCATCATCGCCTTGCGGTCCACCGATGGATCGCTCTACCTGACTGCAACCGCCGACCTGGCCGGGCAGGCAGACGTCGATTTCTGCGTATCGCCAGAGCGCATGGCCATCGCCCTGGCAGCCTGCCATGACGACATCACTATCGAGGTCCAACCAGGCCAGGTCACCTTCAAGAATGGCCGCAGCCGGCTGAAGGCATTGACCATCGACGCCGAGCTATTCCCAGAGCCGACCGCGGCGGAGTTCACTGGCGAGTATGTGGTGACCGGCTTTGGCACTGCCATTGAGCAGGCGCTGTTCGTGGTAGACCCGGCCAACGTCCGGCCCCAGCTAACCGGCCTGTGGCTGGATAGCTCTGATGCGGAGCTGACCATGGTCGGCGGCAGCATCGGCGGTGTAACGCTGGCCGCTATGACCGTCCAGGGCGAATTCGAGTCGCATCGCATCATGCTGCCCCATGCAGCCGCGAAGCTGGCCAGCCGCTTCAACGAAGCCACGGTACTGATCGCATCCAACCGGGTGAAGATCATCAGCGGCAACGTCACCCTGGAGTGCCCGCCTGCCAGCGTCCCACAGCTGCCCTGGCAAAAGGCTATCCCCGCTACTGACCAGCACATCACCGTTTCACGTGCGGCCCTGCTGGCAGCCCTCAACCAGTGCAACTCATTCAAGAGCGGCGACAAGATCAACTACGTGGTGCTCGCTGCCGACGGTGAGCAGCTCACCGTCAAGACCGCATGCCCTGGTGAGGAGTACGAAACGCACCTGCCATGTACCGGCGACGTATTCGAAGCCGGATTCAACACCCGACAGCTACTGGATGGCATCAACCATGCCGCAGGGGAAGAGATCACCCTTTCCTGGTCCAGCGCTGGCGATCCCAAGACCAACGCACGTCTGCTTGCCGAGGGTGGCTGGCGGTTCGTTGTCATGCCTTTGAAACTCTAAGGAGCAAGCCATGCAGCACTTCTGCACTTCCTACCTCAGCCATGCCGAGCTGGCGCGCCTTGTGGATAGCGACCCCAACGCAACCGACCGCGAACGTGATCTTGCTCAGCGCATCGCCGCACTCGATGCATGCCCGACCGCCATTGACCAAGGTTTCAGCACCTCCAGCTCCACGCAGGGCTGCCTGTTCCAGGAAGCGCCAAGCGGGGCCGTAGCGGACCAACGACTGGCCGCCTGACCTCTACTACGCTATAGGACCACAACCATGAACGCACCCATTCAAGCAGTAATCAGCCACACCATCGGCCAGCATCTGCCCGAGCAAGGCGGCCACTACGCCGGCGCCATCCGCATTGGCGACGAGATCTACGGCCTGATCCTGTCGCCCAAGGCCGAGGGAGAGACTGACACGGCCAGGCCCTGGAACGAACCCTACGACAACATCGAGGGTGCGTTGAGCTTCTTCGATGGTGCTCGCAATACCACCGCCATGGCCGACGCTGGCAGCCAGCTGGCCGAGTGGGCGCAACGCTTGAACATCAACGGCTTCGCCGACTGGTATTTGCCTGCCCGCGACGAGCTGGAGCTGCTGTATCGCGGCTTCAAACCGACCGATGAGGACAACTACTGCTATCGCGGTGACAACCCGAGCTCGGTCCCTGTCGGGTATGCCTACAGCGCCAATAGCCCCGCTCGCGCAGAGGATCACCAGTTCCACGAGTGCAGCGATAACGCCTTCGAGGACAGCTGGTATTGGTCCTCCACGCAGTGCGCGGGCAACAGCTACTACGCCTGGTGCCAGCACTTCGGCTACGGCAACCAGTACAACGGCCGCAAGAACGTCAAGCTCCGCGCCCGTGCAGTCCGCAGATTCAAACTTCAGTAATTCAGCACTTCAACACTTCAAGGGCGCGCAGCGCCCTCGACCAAAAATTTTTTGACCGGAGCGAACATGAACCTCGCTGAACACATCACCTTCAAGCTGGGCGAGAAGGCCTCCATCCAGATCCCGGCCGAGGAAGTGGCCCGCCAACTGCTGCAACAGCTGGTTGGCTACACTGAGCCCCTTCGCCTCGCCGCGACACCCGCCATGGGCGACTACTGGCCCGGCCAGGGCGGTCACTACGCTGGCACCTATGAATTCGAAGGCCGCCGCTACGCCCTGATCGTCTCCACCCCTGAGCACGAATTCACCAACGCGCCCTGGGCGGTGGAAGCCAAGGCCATAGTCGGCACCGAGAGCAACTGGGATGGTGCCGCGAATACCCGGGCACTGCTGGCATCCGGCATCGACTGCCCAGCGGCGAAAGCATGCGCCAGCCTTGAGATTGATGGCCATAGCGACTTCATCCTGCCGTCGCGGCACCAGGCGCGCTTTGCCTATCTGAACGTGCCGCAGCTGTTCGATACGGACCCTTGGTACTGGACCTCGACGCAGTGCGCGGGCAGCAGCAGCTTCGCCTGGTGCCAGGGCTTCGGCGACGGCACCCAGGGCTACGACCGCAAGCACGACAAGCTCCGCGCCCGTGCAGTCCGCACGATTCAACTTCAGTAATTTAGCCCTTTAACCATTCAGCGCCGCGCAGCGGCGCTCACGCGAATTTTTATATCGGCATGGCGCTACACAAGGATTTGCCCATCTACAAGGTCACGTATGACCTGGCCCAGCTCGTTACCGAGATGACGCGGCATATGTCGCGGGACTTCAAGTCCAGTCTTGGCAACGAGCTGCGCAAGGAGGCCGTGGGCCTGTGCCTGCTGATCTATAGGGCCAACAGCGCGCGGGACAAGGTACCGCACCTGGAAGAGCTGCTGGAGAGATTGCAGGTGCTGGAGCTGACGCTCCGGCTCTCGCATGACCTCCGACTGATCTCCACCAAGCAGTACGCCGCCGCAATTGAACTGACCGACAAAGCAGGAAAGCAAGCCAATGGATGGCGCAAACACTCCGCAAACACTCTGCCCGTTGCCTGATCGTCAAGGCGATCAGGCCTGTGCAGTTTTGAATCTGGTCGTGCCGCTGGCTGGCGCCGGCTCGTCCGGCCCCGCCACCGCCATGCGCACCACAGATACCGCCGACCACGGTCGGGCAGCGTCTGGCGCAGTTTCCCCGCTCATCGGCGCAAGCCTTGTCCGGGGCGACGTAGATAGCACGTCGGATCGCAGTACGCGGGCAACAGCAACTACGCCTGGTGCCAGAACTTCGGCAACGGCAACCAGAACAACAACCACAAGAACAACAAGCTCCGCGCCCGTGCAGTCCGCAGATTCAAGCCAACCTGGTCATGCCGATTTTTCTATCCCTACCCTGGCTGACGTTACCCAGGCCTACCTGGATTGCCGCCGCTCCAAGCGCAACTCACCCAGCGCATTGGCATTCGAGCAGAACATGGAGCGCAACCTAGTTCAGCTTCACCAGGAGCTGCTAGACGGCAGCTACCGGCCCGGTAAATCGATCTGCTTTGTGATCACCCGGCCTAAGCCCAGGGAGGTGTGGGCGGCTGACTTCCGCGACAGGATCGTGCACCACCTGCTTTACAACCACATCGGACCGCGCTTCGAGCGTTCGTTCATCGCAGATAGCTGCGCTTGCATTCCAGGACGAGGCACGCTCTATGCAGCCGAGCGATTGGAGGCGAAGGTTCGCAGCATCACCCAGAACTGGCGGCTCCCGGCCTTCTATCTGAAGTGCGACCTGGCCAACTTCTTCGTCAGCATCGACAAAGACGTGCTGCTGCCGTTGCTCGCCAGGAAGATCAGCGAGCCGTGGTGGTTGGCACTGGCCGAGCAGATCCTGATGCACGACCCGCGACAGCACTTCGAGATGCATGGCGGCAGGCACCTGCAGGGCCGAGTTCCGACCCATAAGCGCCTTGCCAGTCACCCGGCAAACCGAGGCCTGCCTATCGGCAACCTGTCATCGCAGTTCTTCGCCAATGTCCTGCTCGATGCCCTGGACCAGCACGCGAAGCACCAGCTGCGCGCCCGGCACTACATCCGGTACGTCGACGACTTCGTACTGCTGCATGAGTCGGCCCAGTGGCTCAACGAGGCGCTGGCGGAGATCTCGACCTTCCTGCCGGAGCGCTTGCACCTGCAGCTCAACCCGACCAAGACCATTCTGCAACCGGTCGCCAGGGGCATAGATTTCGTCGGCCAGGTGATCAAGCCGCATCACCGTGTTCTGCGCCGGCGCAGCTACCGCACAGCCCTGACCAGGGCAGCGAGCGTGCTGCCGAGCGATGTCCTTACCACGGCCAACAGCTATTTCGGACTGCTCCGACAGGCCACGCACAGCCACCACGACCGCGCCAGGCTGGCGAAGGTTGTGATGGGGCGTGGGCATGTTGTGAGCGGGCAATTCACCCAGACATACAGGAGAGCAGCATGACCGACAAAACTACCAACCAGTACTGCAGCTATCCGAAGTGCAATTGCCCGTTCGACGCGCCCGTAGATCCAAACTGGTGTGCTCGCGGGCTTTCGCATCAACTAGGACAAGCGCATGACGTCAACTTTCCGCGAGCATGGGGCCTAGCGCGAGAAGGCGCCGCACGTGTGCTCATTGCCTTTGAGCGGCCGATCTCAAAGGAAGAGCTGCGCCATTTACAAACACTTCTCGCTACCGCCACGCAGACTGAGCGCGCAGTACCGAAACAACAAGTCACCACCACAGGGGCCGCACAGGATGTTTTGGCCGAGCGAGAACGCCAGGTTAAGACCGAAGGATGGTCCTCATTTCACGATGACTCACACATCGATGGCGCCATTGGCAGGGCCGGCGGCTGCTACGCGATTGCGGCAGCGAACGAGCTAGCAGGGATTGATATGACCTTCCCGCCGGCATCTTGGCCATGGCATATCACCTGGTGGAAGCCGGCCACCGCTCGCCGCATGCTAGTTAAGGCCGGCGCGTTGATTCTGGCCGAGATTGAGCGACTAGATCGAGCCTACGCCGCTCAGAACGCAACCAAGAAGGACGGGGAATGATGCGCGCCACCATTCACGCGCTAGCCTTACCGGCGGG